TTTACATCTGATATAAGAGAAGCAACAACTTTAGATTGATACGATTGGCCATATTTGACTAGTGTATCTATTGCTTCCATTATTTCTTAGTTTTCTTTCTTGCTAATTTTTTCTCTTCTATTGATAATTCTACTTGGTCGGTAACTTGGTCGGTAGCTTGGTCGGTAACTTGCACACTCTTTGGTTTTCGAGTTGCCAACTTCCATTCCGATTTAGGACAGAACGCCCATACTTTACTACTTACTTTGGTATCCGCTTCCGAGTCTGCTACTCTACGGATTGTACCAATTTTATTGTCTTTTGTTTCTCTTACTACTTTAATACACTTCATACGTTTTGTCCATGTTTAATTTAAAAAATTTATTTTAATACCATTAAGATTTCTGATTCTCTTAATAAGGTATATTTCTCTCCGTTGATTTTTACTTCAGTACCCTGATGGTATGGTGGTAAAATCACTTCATCGCCTTCCGTTACACTCATTGGAATTAATGTTCCACTTTGTGTGTAAATGCCAGGTCCTACTTTGATAACTTCTGCACGTTTAACATCTTCCAATTTTGCACTATCTGGAATGATGATACCACCTGCAGTTCTATCACTTTGTTGTTCTAATTCTTTTAGGAGAACTCTATCTCCAATTGGTTGTGCTACTTTGTCTTCCATAACTTATTTTTTAAAATTTACTAATATGTGAAAATGTTGATTGTAACCAATCGTTTACATTGGGAAATGCATCTAACATGCGGTTCTTTATACCCAACTTTAGAAATGAATGCTTATCAAACTTTGGAGTTGATTCATTAAATCTATCCATTATTTTTAAACGAAGGTTTCCACTAAAGTCTGGCTCCGATAACTGCATCAATTTACGATTTCTTTTTAATATTTCCAAATTGTTTTGGAATAATTCATGTGCTTTTATTTTCTTTGGTAAAGTTTCAATATACTCTAACATAGATTCGGTTGTATGCACATTTTCTTCGGTTAAAATTGGAAATGCTTTGATAATAGTTTTTGCCCCTAAACCTGCGATACCTTCTACATTATCTGATTTATCGCCATCAATCATTCTGAAATTAATAAAGTTATGCGGATGGAATCCGTATTCTTCTTTTACTTCATCAATTGTATAAATCTTCTTCTTAGATGGTGAATATGCGCTCACATCTTTATTTACTAACTGAAGGAAATCTTTATCCGAACTCATTATCACTACTTTCTCATTTTCTTTCCTTAATGTGGTAGCTATATAAGCCATTACATCATCAGCTTCAATTCCATCGTAAATCATAATGGTTACGGGTAAAGCAGATAAAAGTTCACCCAATCCGGTCATTTGACGTTTCATAGATGCACTTTCTTCTTCAGGATTCATTTCAACGGTAGCGGCACGATTCAATCTCATTTTGATTTTGTTCTTACCTCTTTCGGATTTGTATCCTGCGTATATTTCCTTTCTGCTGTTTGAACCCCCTTTACCATCGAATACGACAACTACTCGTGTAGGGTTGATAAGACGGATGGCGTAGCCGATACTTTTTAAAGTACCGACTATTCCTCCAATGTGGTCACCATTATCATTAAGATTTGGTGCGGTTGACCAGGAACGAATGAAGGTATTAAGACCATCAATAACTAAAGTTTTCGAATTACGATGTAAATCACCGAAACCTTTATGTTCCTCATCTATTTGTTTTAGTATATCTAAATACTTTTTATTAATCTGACTCATTTGCTCCGTCCGTTGTTGATTCAACTTCATCCGTTGCCGAATTTGTTTTGTATTGTAAAATGGTTGCCTCACAAATCCTACGATAGATTTGGTCTTTTAGTTCTTCGTTCTCTAACATCTTAGTGAAGTCTTTAGATTGGAATTTACTAATTTCGCCTGTATCAATATCAATGTATTCATACCAAGCTCCTGCTTGCTTTAAGATTTTAGCATCTTTCATAACTGCTAACCAACCTCCGTAGTTATCGATACCTCTATCAAAGAAGATATCAAAATCTGCACACCTTAATGGTGGCCCCATTCTATTTTTAATAACTTGCGTACGAACTTTGATACCAACGATTCTATCACCAACTTTTAATTGCCCCATACTCTTCAATCTCAATCTAACTGAACTATGAAATGCTAATGCTTTACCACCCGATGTTGTCCAAGGGTCACCAAACATTGCGTTCATTTTCTGTCTTAACTGATTTGTGAATACTAAAGCGATTGATTGTCTACCAATCATATTGGTAATCTTTCTCATTGCTTTGGAAATGATAATAGCTTTATCAGTTGCGTAACCATCTTTATCATAATCAGCTTCCATCTCTTTCTTAGAAGATGCTGCTGCTACTGAATCGACTACGATTGTAACTAATCTATCTTTATCACCCGTTCTTACTTTCTCAATAATTGTTTCACATGCTTCGAAGATACCTTCAACGGTATCAACTGAAACGTAAAGTAGTTTTGAGATATCTACTCCAATTGCTTCTAAAAATTCTCTACTTACTGCGGTTTCCGTATCAATTAGTACTGCAACACCACCCTTCTTTTGGGTTTCTGCTAAGAGATGGGCGGAGAGCAGAGATTTTCCACTCTGCTCTAAACCCGTAATCTCACTAATTCGACCAACCGGCAAACCACCATAAGGACGATTTGAAATTGCTACGTCTAACATTGCGTTACCCGTAGATAACCAATCTTTAACGTTGGTAGGTGCATCGCCCCCATCATCATCTAAGAAGTAGGCAATTTTACCATCCTTATTTTGTTTGTTTAGAGAATCGGCAAGTAAACTTGCTAAATCTTCTTCTCTTTTGGCCATTTGTAACTAATTTTAGTTGTTGAATAAATCATCGAATGCCGATGCTACATCATCTTTTGGTGCTGCTGCTTTTGGAGCCGCAGGTGCTTCATTTTCCCAAGGTAAATCACCACTAATATCGGATGTTCCACCTAATCCAATTGATGATTGTGGGGTTGCTTTAGGAGCTTGCTTAGGAGCTTCTAATTCTTCAACTACACTATCACTATCGGTAGATACTACTGCTGATGGGTTTAACCAAGTTTCTAATACACCTTTTAATTCTGAATAAGATAATTCTGAATATACTTCGGTAATATCTTTTTGATTTTCCAAAATACTTTGAATTGCTTCCGGAGTATCAGCTACTTTTGTTTGAGCTGGTTTAACACGGATTGTAGTCGTTGGATATGATGTGCCTGATTCTTCAGCTGCAACAATTTCCAATACGATATCTCTACCATTTAATGGGTTTGTGATATCTCCGTAATCCGGGTCAGCGATGTATCCTAAGATATCCTGATAAACGGTCTTACCGAATCCCCAAAATTTAACACCTTCACTTTCCTTACCTCGTACGATTACAGGTGCGAATGTTCTTAATTTTGGCTCCATTTTCTTACCTGCTTTCCAATCATCAGTATCGCCTGTACGTTTAAGTTTTTCTGCAAACTCAACGATTGGGTCAGGTCTACCAAACGAAATTGGAGATAGATAAGTTTTGTTGTTAATGTTGTAGTGAAAGTAAAGTTCAATGAAAGGAATGTCTTTGTTGAACTTGTAGGGAACTAATCTGATTTGATGTTTTCCCGGTGTTGGCTTCCAAAGTGAATCTGATTTTTTGGAAGTTGTTTGTAACGAATTAAATCGTTTCAAGGCTAATGAAATGTCCATTTTTCTTTTGTTTTAAAGTTAATAATTGTTTTTAAAGTTGAGGTTTCTATCGATATTACCTATATCTAAATATAACCTTTTTGTCTTTTGTTGTATCAAATATACAACTATTTTTTGAATTTTCCTAATATTTTTGAATTATTTATTTTGCCCATTTTCCTCTACTTACCAATTGAGCAATTATACCATATACCGATAAATCTTCATATGTATCTTGTACCGATTCTCCTACCTCATCCGGCTGTCCTAATACTACCAATTGCTTCAATCTTTGGACTTTATCGTTAATTCTAAACCAAAGACCTGTAAGTGATAATTTGATATCTTCTTTTGATTGTAAAGGAGTTCCTACTGAAATATTACCCGGTCCGTAGTTTCTTTGTTTCTTACAAAATGTTTCATACATTTCGGCTTGAATTTTCTTAAATTCAGCCATCATTTCGGGGTAAATTCGTTCGCAATGTTCTCTTGCTGTTTCTTCGTGGATTTCTAACATGATTATTTTATTATATTGTTTTATTAGAACAAATATAATAAATTAATTCGTAATTTCCAAATCAAAAATTATTAATTATTTAAATCAGATAGATTTAAACTTTTGTAAACCTTTGTGGGGATTTTTTTGTAGCCGTAGTTTGATGTGGTAATTATAGAATTTCTATAATCTTCCCAATCCAATTGATATGAGTTATCTAATTGTCCGCCTGTTTTAGATTTAATAACTTCGTTTAAGGCGTTGATTGTATATATTGTATTCGATTGTTTTTTTCTATGAACCAAAATAGTTTTCCATTGAGAATCTATTGGAGATGACCCCTTCTCTACATTGAATGTAATAAATAAATCATCTTCCTTTAGTTTATTTTCTAATATAAAAATATTTGGATTTATTAAGACATAATTTTTTATTACAAATTGTAAAGATATATCTAATTCTGGTCTATATGTAAATAAACATAATAGTTGTGTATTCATTTTTTATAATTATCTAGCCTTTAATAAATTCTTTGGCGGTTCTGATTCAATGTGAGATGGATTTTGGTTTGTAGGTGTTCCATTTACACACCCCGTTTTTTCATCAACAGATGTACTAAATCCTGGATTATGGTGTGGATTCATATAGCATGGTTTGCTAACTCCATCAGCAATATCATCTCTAACTTTAGTAGATACCCCATCTTTATTTTGTGATATCTCTTCATTAAAGTTTGAAAATCTTGTATATTTAACATCCGCATTATTTATAACGGCTGTTAAGTGCATCATCGTATGGTGTAGTACAATAGATTTTTCAAAATTTGCTCTATTAGAACCTTTACATCTTGCAACATCCTTTAAAGCCCCGTTCAATGTATTAGATGCTTGCCTTTGTCCTATACTGCCAATCAATTGTGCATCTTGTTTACTTATTATACCAGATTTAATTGCCCAATTGATAGTATCTTGTAATTTACTATTAGAATTAGCTATCTCCGAATTTGAAATATTTAATTGTTTACTCTTATCTTTAGGATATGCTAATGTATAAATATCTTGCATATCTAACAATCGTTTTTGTGTTTCCGTATTATTGTAAACAGTCTGCGTAATTTTTGAATAATTCGCAGAACCTCCACCACCTTTATACTTAACACTTAATCCGCCTACATATGTAACGTTAACTGAATATAATTGTAAATTATTAGCAATTGCATCTTCTAAACTTTGTCCTTTCTTAGGTCTTATACTAAATTCATCCGGCATTACAATGATATCGGCCGTTTGGAAGTTTTCAGATGCTGGAAAATATACTCTCTTACCTTCTGCTAAAAATTGTAATCCGGCTTTCATTTCTGCATAATCCGCAACCGAATCTACAAAGTCGGGAGAGTTTGACATGTTAATTAGTAAATTATCAAGCTCTTGCTTATAAGCTGCTCTATGTACCGAATTTGCTTCTAAATCAAATTTAGTATTCATCTCTTTTAATTTATTAAGAGTTTGAAACACCGCTTTGTTTTCAGGTTTACTTAATACATCCTTTTTACCAAATGTTTCAGCATATTTATTCAATTCCGATTCAAATCGTTTAACAGTACCATCTAATATATTATTAGCCGTTTGCTTTCTTGTTTGTGGAGTTTTAACATCACCAAAATTAGTCATTGATACTTTACCACCCGAAGTTTTACCAACACTTACTAAATCATCTAATCTTTGATTATAAGCTTCAGTTTGTCTTACTATTAATTTAGCTTGCTTTGCTGCTTCTTCTTTACCCAAAGATGGTGTTAATGATTTCATTAAATAAGATTCATTTGGAATTTGCTTCTTATTTAATTGACCGCCATCGACAGATACTCCGGTTTTAGTGGATGATATTTCAACAAACTTTTCAGGTGATTTTGAATTCACAGCTGAAGCCATTTTAGTTGGCGTTAATACTTTTTTACCAATTGCACCTTCCGATGATTTACCAACATTTAATCCATTTTGTAATGAATACTTTCTGATAGTATCAACCATTGGTAAATTATCAGATGCTATTTCTATACTATCATATCCTTGCTGCGGATGCCTACCCACCATCTTCTTAGCAAAGTACATTTTAACACTTCCATTTTCGGGATTAGTAACCATCTTACATACAGAATTAAAAGTATTAGCTTCCTGTTGTGAAATTGGTTTACCATCAAATATTTTACTAACTACCGATTGAACATCTTTTACTTTTATTTTAACCGGATTTCCTCCTACTCCACTTAATAAAGTTATAACGCCCGTTCCTTTACCAATTCCATCAATTACTTTAAGTGCTCCTTCTTTTTTCTTTTCAATAAAAGCTAATTTTTTATCATCCCCCTTTTGCTTAGAAGTTGATAAAATTGCATCTTTAAAGCTATTACCAGCTTTAGTATTTGTTGGAGTAGTTACAGTTGGTTTTGTATTTGATTTAGTTGGAAATACGCTTGCACCTTTTCCTTTACCAAATACATTTGGTTTTTCTTCATCATCGGGACCGGCATCTACTGTTTCCAAATCATCTTCACTATATCCACCTTTATCAAGCATACTACTAGCTATTCTAAATGCGGGTGATGATTTTTTATATCTTAAAGCACTATCTACTTTTACTAAATTACCCGTTTCTGGATTTTTAAATGTAGTAGCCAATAATTTTTCCAAACTTTGTTTGGCTTCTAATGCTAAGTTCTTTGCATTAGGTATATGGTTTTCCTCTAAAATGACTATAAGTTCATTTAGATGTTGCTCGTTTGTTAAATCAACTATTCCTTGTGGGATTCTGTAACTTAATTCCAATAATATTTCTTCGAAATTTGGAGTCATTTTTTTTTTATTTATTTTTTACAATTAATGATTGTAATTTCATTGATTGTTCTTTCATAGTATCACCGGCTGCAAATGGAGTCCATAATCCTCTTGAATCAATTTCTTTTTTAGTAGATGGTGCTACTTGTGCATTTTTTTGATGTGGAAATTGCATTGGATTAAATGGTTCTAATTCATCAGTATTCACATTACCATCTGCATCTGTTTTGGTTTCACCCTTTTCATCTGCTAATCTTACGATACCAACTGTGTTAGTTCTCTTATTATAAACAACCTTATCAACCCCCATATTAACGTTTGATGCCGATTGTGAGTATTTAGAAATTATATCTTTAGCGTATTTGTTTCCAGGGTTACCACTAACGGCTGTCATTAAATCCATTGGTTTTAACTTTTTGGAATCAATATCAGCAGATACTTTTGATAAATTAACACCATTCTCATCTGCCCAACCTGCTATCGCTTGTGCTCTCAATCCAGTCTTAGCTGCAATTGATTTCACAGTTTCCATTCCATCCGATTTACCAAATACCGAACCACCACTATCTTTACCAAATACCGATGAACCCTTTACAGGTTCAGAATTTTTAGCCGCTTGACCAGCAGTTGTAGTTTTACCTGCGATTGTTACTTTAGTAGCAGGTCTTAATTCGTGTTGTTTAATATATGCATCAAATTGGTCCTGATTTTTAAAGTCTATTTCTTTTAATGGTATTAAGTTTACTAACTTCATAGTTTACGTGTTTGTTCCTATATAATTATATGATATAAATATAAATTTTTATTTAATAACCTCTAAGTTATCATAATTTGTTCCTTCATACGATTTGACAGGAAATCCACCCCTCTCCAATGTGATAATCAATTCATTTAAAAGGTTATCTTTATCCTGTGGATGCACATCAATTAAGAACGCATCGTAGGTATATAGTATCATTTTTGACCTTCTCCCATCACACCATTTCAGTACCTCATCAATCTTAGTATAATTGATTTCAGTTTCCAACGCCTGAAGAAGATAGTTAAATACCTTTTGTTCGTTCGGCGTTTCGATTCGTTGGAATGGAATTTCCCTCTTATATAGAGGTGTCGTTAATTTTCCCGAAATTACGAACTTTTGGTAAACCGATTGAACGTATTCATCCACCTTTTGAAAGAACGGAATGGTTTTCGCAAACTCATCCAATCCACCATAAAGATATCGGAATGAAAGGGCTTTGGATTCTTCGGTCGTAACCCCATAATATTTTGCTAAATGTTCGTGCGCCGTTTCTCCCTCCGGAAATACATACCCAACCATCTTACCAATGATACGGATGTGATAGGATTCATAATCGAATTGAATCAAAGTACCCCCCTTAAATCTACTCACTATATTACTCCTACTACCATCGGATTTGTTCATCGCAGCCCAATTCACATTGAGATGTCTATTACTCGGTCTGCCCGTTATCGTATATGGATTGTATTTTGTGTATGCAAAACCATTGGGCAGATACTCTTTATTGAAATGAAATCTATCAATAAATTTTTCCTCTTCGACTTTTACCCCAGCCCCCTCCAGCCTCCCTAATATTTTAATGGAATCTGAATATTTTCTATACCAAGGTTTAATTTCTGAAATTAATGGAATCGTTTTTAAGAGCTCGTACCATCTCATTATAGGTACACAATCGTTTAGATATTTAAAGTCGCTTCTGTACCCCTTATAAACCCCGTCAGCGAACTCATTGAATATGAACGACTTATCATACTCTTCAAAGTAAACCCACTCATAATCGAGTCCTTTACTACCTATATATCG